ATAGTGAAGACCAGAAAATGGATCCAAGACTTCCCGATGCTCCAATAGCTACGTTGATATACAATACTAATAATTTAGGGGATTCTTTAGAGGCTATAAAACAAAGGGAAAAAGCTTTTAGAGCCAAATCCACTACAACAACACGGATTACTAGTTCAGTAGCAGAGGCTTACACCGTTCCAGACAAGGTTAATATTTATGAGAGGCAAAATAATATAAGTTATTCTAATTATTTAACTAAACAGGAACTAAATCCATATACCGCAGTTAATTTAATTACTAATTTGGGAAGACCACAATCAAGCGGCAACTTCGAAATTGGTAATAATTATTGGATTAATGGGGAGGATATCATTTACTATCAAAGATTTTTAAAATACATAGATGCTAATAAAGATATAACCGTTACTTTAGATGCAAGCCGTCTTGATAAATTAGCGAAAGAAGAGGCTAAATTACCTGGGGGTCTTACTGAGGCAATTAGAAAGACGTATTTAGTTTATGGTGGGATTGATTATGAAGGGGGATTGTATGAAAACGAGCCAATAAGGAAAGATGGGTTCAAATTCACCGTTACGTTTACTTATCCAGCAGCAACAACTGAAATCGCTGTAATCACTAACCCAAATACGAAGTATAAAATTATAAGTATAGAGAATAGGAAGAACGTCCCAGAAAATACAACCCGCTCCAACATACCTTACATTGAATTACAGGCAGTAGATAACCCAGAGATTAAAGTAAAGTTGGGAGGATCTATCAGCCCCAAGATAAACATATTCGATAATTACACAGCTGATTTAAACCTAATAACTAGCATAGAATATCCGGCTGGATTTACTGACTTAACTAAAAACCAAAACTACGAAGCCTATAAACCTCAAGCGGATCAAATAAGGCAGCAAGCTATTACGGATTTAGAAAATATACAGGCACAGCTAGAAACTGAAATAAATGATGTTAAAAAGACCTTGGAGACCTCATCAGCTATAGAATTGATGTTGAAGTCTGTTCTGCTTTACGGCATTACTTTTGAGGGGAATGTATCAGAGACGGATTATGTAAATAATCTAATAAAGCCATTATTCTCAGAGGGAGCATACTCTAAGTTTTTCAGTAATGGGTATCCTACAGATAAAGGACTGCCAGGAGAACTGTTTAATAAGTACATCTCTGGAGGATTAACTAAGGAACAAAGACTTCAAGTTAATCTACTATACGGAAATAATTATCAATTGTTATCTTGCGAAAATGCTCTTGATTCTAAAGGGAATCCAAAGGATATGTTAAGCAGGATTCCGAAAGTAAAGTTTGATTCTTTATGTAAAATAGTGAGAGTAGAATATGGGGAGACTCCGTTCTTAGGTGACTCTAGTTTGTTTGAGGCTGAGTATTTAAAAAAGTCTGTATACATAAATTTAGGATTCTTTTTGTTAATGCTAAATCACAGTGCAATCTTATATACTAAAGATAAGAAAGACACTAAAGTAATAACTCCAATATCATATATTGATTTTAATCCAAGTACTAACTTCTATCTCAGCTCTATAAATCAAATATCAATAAACCCATATAAATTCTTAGTAGGTTACTATGGAACTGTTGAAGATTATAAGAAATTATTTGATAAATCTTTGATAAACGATGAGGGAAATTATATTAATATTGAGTTAGAAGAAATAGATCCACAGACTGGAAAACCTAAAAAAATACCACTTAGTTATCCCGTCTTGTTTAATTCTCAGTATTCAAATGAAGTAACTAGTCTATTACCTCAAACTCAAAAACAAAATCTACAAGGAAAAGAAAATGCTTATGTAGGAAGACTTATGGACATTAGCGTAAACGTAAACTATCTATTGAGGATAATAAAGCAATACGCAACATCTAATAACACTCACGAGGTTTATTTTCAAACTGTAATAGAGCGGATATTAGATGACTTATATAAAAGTCTAGGGGCTTACAATGCGTTCTCAATATCTTATAATGATAATAGTAATTGCTATCACATAACAGATGACCAAATACAACCTGCTGACCCTAACTTAATCAGTGAGCATAGGAATATGATTAAGGATAGTGCTTATGAAATCCCTATGTACACCACTGACGCTAAAACATCTATAGTAAGATCCTTCGATATAAAAACGGATATAAGTAATAGGATATCTTCTATGATAGCTATAGCCGCAAATCCTACTGTAGATTCACAGGTTGGTTTAGGTAAAGATACGTCAGATTTCGGTATCTATAATTTAGGTACTGAAGATAGGTATAAAAGGTATACCGTTGACAGTACAGAAATTGGACCAGATAAGAATATTAAAGATAATGGTCAAATGGCTCAGATTGCTATTAACTTTAATAAAGTAGTTAACACTATTTATTCTTCAAAAAAGGGAAGGAATTTAACTGCATCGGAAAGGAGTAATTTAACGAACGAAGAGATAGATAGAGCTACTAACTATTACATAGAGAGAATGTCATACGTAAAGAATCAACAATCCGGTTCAGTACACTCTCTAGTGATACCTATTAAATCATCTATAACTATGGATGGCATATCTAGCTTATACCCATTCCAGTTGTATACAATACCAGAGATATTATTGCCTTATAGATATAGTGTAAGTAACTTAGATAAGAAGGTGGGATTCTCAATTACTAAGCTTATTCATAGTTTTGAGGGAAGTCAATGGACAACTCAATTTGAGGGACTTATGACTTTGTTAAAAGATCCTAGTTATTATGAACCTGATAAAGAAATTAGAAAAGCTACGACTCAAACAAGAACAGCTAGTGGAGGATACACAGCAAAAGACACTTCCGACCAAAAAACTAATATAGAAATTATAATGAAGCTGTTACGTAAAAGAGGGTATAACGATTATGCTGTAGCTGCAATTATAGGAAACTTAAAAGCAGAAAACTCCACACTCAATCCAAAATTAATAACAACTGAAGGCGGTAAAGTAGCCACATATGGTATTGCACAGTGGAGAGATATTAATCCTGGAGGTAGAATATATAAACTTGAGACTATAGGTAAGATAAACGGAGAAGTTATAGATCCTACTACATTAGAAGGTCAAGTTAAGTTTTTGATTTATGAGATGGATACAACAGAGAGATTCGCAGGGGATAGATTAAAGTTTGTAAAGAGTTTACCAGATGCTCTTGCTGCTATGGCTATGTTTGAGCGGTTTGCAGATGTCATAGATATACAAAAACAGGAGGCAGGTCCAGGAGGTAAAATTACTGATTCCGTTAAGGAGAAGACATACCTCAACATACTAAATAAACTAAATACCCAAAAACAACCTGAAAGTAATGAGTGGGGTTTTAGGGTAGCATATGCTCAAGATATCTACAATAAGATACAAAGTAAAGAATATAAGTATAACTAAATAGATAGCAAATGATTAAGTATTACCCTCCATCAAAGATAATAGAGAATCAAAGCACTACAGGTAACGATTATACCCTGAATGGGACTCCCTATACGGGAAAGTACTACGTTACTTTTGACGGTACAGCTTATACAGGAGCAAACCCAATCATAGGTAAAAATGAGCTATTGGAGCCAGCAACAAGGTACAGAAATGCGCCTATACTGGACTCAAACAGATTACCTACAGCTTTAGTTAATACGATAGCAGCAGCAACACCTAATAACAAGAATCTGAACACAAGACCAGAAAATCCACCTACAGCTATATCATACACAGGAGGACCAACACCTTACTACCCGTACCCAATCCCAGAGGACTATGATAGAGGGTACATAATTAGATACTTTGCTAAGAGAAGAAATAGCCAGGGGTATATCATTGAAATATCGGAGCTAGAGTATAATTCAATACAAAACGGTACAGCTCCGTATGATATAAGCATGTATATGGTTGGTAGCATCTTCTGGAAATTAACAGGACCTTTGAATTTTGTAAGGCTATCCCAATATAATACTCGTGCAGGAATAATAGACACGAATAAAAGGTTAGTTGAAAATCTTGATAAGACAATGCTTGGAATGGTAGAGTTCATAGACGGAGAGTATGACAAATACGCTAGACCTACAACCGTTTAATATTTTATTTGGAAAAGTCGATTTAATTTCCTATGTTTGTGAAATAGAAATCGGTTATGTATTTTATCGTAGAATTAGAGGAACAACTTAGTAGATTGCCCATTGAGGAAGTTTGCTATATACAAGTGATACCCTCTAATGATAACATACACCCAAAACTCACTGACACCTCTTTAATCTATTACAAAACTAAAGAAAAGGGTTATATATTTCCTATAAAACATAGTGAAGGTTTTAGTCTAAATCTAAGTGCGGTATATGACTTTTTATCTAAGCATAAGAAGGTGTATGTGATGGATGCAAAATACCATTCCTATTTTTTAGATTTA